TATTCTTCGTAATTCTATGAAGGAATATGGTATGGATTCTCAACTAGAAGAATTCAATACAGTTGTTAGTGCTGCACTTGCCCTGACTCAAAAGAAGAGAACTTACTTTTGTGAATATGGTTACTCCAATGTTCGTGAAGTCATTCTTGGTGAGCAGGATGAACTTTTGCGTGGCCCTAATTGGGATAAGTTTCATCTTGAGAACATTATTGCCTGGTGGAAAAAGAAGGCATCCAAGCGATATGAAAAACTCAAGAGAGAGAATAGGTTCAGAGATAAGGTTGAACTCTGGACAGATGATGATGACATTCAAATTATTCGTTAATTTATTATGAAAATTCTTAGTGACTATTATGTTTATTGTTACTTACGTGAGGATAAAACTCCTTATTACATAGGAAAGGGATGTAAGAACAGGCATCTGGATCACCATGGTGATATTGTGGTTCCACCAGAAGAAAGGATTGTTTTTCTTAATCAAAATCTGACCGAACAAGAATCTCTTACCGTAGAGGCAGAGTATATAAAAAAATACGGGAGAAAAGGAATAGATCCAGGTGGGATATTGGAAAATAGAGCACTTAGCTCAGTAACCGAGAAAAAAATAAAGAGAAAGAACAAAAATGTAGGAAAAACTATGTTGACATTTTATGTTGAAGATGAAGTTAGAGATAAGATCAATAATATTTGTAAAATTAATAGAACAACTTTATCTGATGTTTTGAGGGATTATGTCTTACAAGTAATCTCCGAAAACAAGATACCAACTATAGATGTCGAAGCAAAAGAATTAGATAAGTATCTAATTTTAAATCAAAAAATATCTGAGATTGAAAGTTTACTTAAAAAACATAAAATACAATAATGGAACTCAAAGACTGGCTCAATTCAATCAACCAAACTAAAAAGAATCTGATAGATGAAGATCCATCAGTAGAAAAAGATTATCCCCCATACATCATCAACAAATGCATGTCAGGTCATATTGATTGCATCATGTTTGCCAATGAAATGAACAAGAATCACTTCATTGATAAAAAGTTACAATATGATTTCTTTATAAATATTGTGAGAACCAAACGGAGATTCTCTCCCTGGTTACGAAAGGATAAAATTGATGACCTTGACCTTATTAAAAAATATTATGGTTATAGTAATGAAAAAGCATCCCAGGCTTTGAAAATTTTATCAAAAGAGCAAATTGCATTTATCAGATCTAAATTTGATGTTGGAGGATTAAAATGAATAGTGTGGAACCACAAGTAAGTTGGTCTCAAGATAAAATGATTGAGGTGAGTCTGGATGAACCTGATGATTTTCTCAAGGTCAGAGAGACTTTGACCCGAATCGGAGTTGCTTCTAGGAAAGAGAAAAAACTCTATCAGTCATGTCACATCTTGCATAAGCAAGGAAAGTATTACATTGTTCACTTTAAGGAACTGTTTGCTCTGGATGGCAAACATGCAAATATCACTGTGAATGATGTTCAGCGTAGAAATAGAATTATCAAACTCCTTCAAGATTGGGGTTTGGTTACTGTCTTGACTCAGGAAAATATCACTGATATTGCACCATTGAATCAGATTAAAGTTCTTGCATACAAAGAAAAATCTGAATGGGCCTTGGAGCAGAAATACAATATCGGTAAGAAGAAAAAAGTAGAAGAGTAAACCGAATAAAAAGGTGGGGGTGGCAACACCCCCTTTTTTATGTTTTATGTTAATATATACTTATGGATGCCTTCGGGGTCCACACAATACAAACTCGCTTTTAAAGGAGCTAAGAATCATGGGAAACCTAGATATCAATAGGTACAATGCTGGCAATGTGAATGAGTTGTTCAACAAAATCGCCAAGAACAGTATCGGTATGGATGAATACTTTGACCGTCTGTTTTCACTACATGAAACGACATCAAACTATCCACCATTTAATCTTATTTCGGTAAATAATGTTACATCTCGTTTGGAGGTGGCATTAGCAGGATTTAAGAAGAAAGAAGTCTATGTCTACACACAAGATGGTAAACTCTTTATTGAAGGTCAGAAAGAGGATAAAGAGACGGAAACTAACTACATGCACAAAGGTCTGGCTCAACGGTCGTTTACACGAGTCTGGACGCTCTCTGATGACACGGAAGTTAGATCAGTTACTTTTGAAGATGGGCTTCTGAGTATTGAACTTGGGAAAGTGGTTCCTGAGGCACATAAACGCAAAGATTGGTTTTGATTTTCTAACAATATCTTTATATTAGTCGTCCTTGATACAGACTTTTGTATCATAGTGATACATAATTGATAAATAATTTCGTACTTATGGAGGACGACTTATGAATTTAACAGCCGCCACTCTTACTATTGGCACCGTAATGACTCTTTTTATCGGTGTTCCAATTGCCAGCGTACTACCCTAATCCACCACCCAATCTATTCATAACAACCCCATAAATAAAACTGAATATCGTCGTCGCAGACGGAGGGGCAACTGGCCAAATCCAGTTGACACCCCTCTTTTTTATTGATATAATAACCTTGATTACAGAGAACTATGGCAATTAAACTACTTTGTCTGAAATCCGGAGAAAGGATTGTTGCAGACGTTGAAAATGCAATCATCAAAGATAAACCATATGGATATCTTCTCACCAGGCCCTGTTTGGTTTTTGTTGGGCAAGAAACTGATCAGTTAGATACTCTTAGTTTTGGTCCTGGTGTTGATGAGGAACTTGGAGAGGAACTTAGTGATGAGGAACTTCGAGAACTTCAGGAAGATGATACTTCCCTTGAGGAAGAGGAATATGGTTACGAGAGTCAACAACGATTGGGAGGCGTTGAGATCAACCTGAGTCCTTGGATGCCTCTCTCTGAGGATGATACTATTCCCATTCCATTTGATGTTGTCATGACACTTGTGGAACCTGTAGAGGCACTTAAAAACATGTTCAAAAAAGACATTCTAGAGTACGAGGAACAAGAAGATGGAAGTGAAAATGCTGGTACTGACGAACCAATTGGTTTTGGTGGCACAGATTGAAGAAGTTTCCACTGACCTTGGCGGGCCAGATTGCAAACTGACTGAACCATTTGTTGTTGATACCGATGGAAATCTTTGCCCTTGGTTAATTGATTATACAAGTCAGAATACTTTTATGATGCATTCTGATAAAATTCTTACATTGACTGATCCTAAACCAACCATTCTTGAGAAATACCAAAAACTGATTAAATGAGATTCTATACTAATGTCCAAATGGTCGGTAATGAATTCCTTGTTCGTGGATATGAAAACGGGAAATCATTTATCACTCGTGAAGAATACAAACCAACTCTCTTTGTAAAATCAAACAAAAAGTCAAAGTACAAGACTTTGGAAGGTGAATATGTAGAGCCAATTCAACCTGGATTTGTAAGAGACTGTAGAGAGTTTTATAAAAAGTATGAGGATGTTAGAGGATTTGAAATTTATGGAAATGAGAGATATGTAAATCAATATATTTCAGATAACTATCCACAAGAGCATATTGAGTTTGATATCAAGAAGATCAAACTTGTTACTATTGACATTGAGGTTTCCGCTGAAGAGGGATTCCCCGATGTCGATTCTTGTTCTGAAGAGATGTTGACGATTACAATTCAGAACTATTCAACTAAAAAGATTATTACCTGGGGTCGGAGACCATATACTCCTTCTCAGGATAATGTAAAGTATATTCATTGTCCTACAGAAGTTGAGCTTCTAGCAAATTTCATTAGTTATTGGGATAACAATACTCCTGAGATTATCACTGGATGGAACATTCAGTTTTATGATATGCCATACATTTATGGTCGTCTGAAGAGAGTTCTTGGAGATAAAGAAGCACGAAAACTTTCTCCATGGAATTATGTGAGCGAAAGAGAAGTTGTAATTTCTGGTCGTACAAACAAGACTTGTGATATTGCAGGTGTTACTCAACTTGATTACCTAGAACTATATAAGAAGTTTACTTATACCAATCAAGAGTCATATCGTTTGGATCACATTGCCAATGTAGAACTTGGCCAAAAGAAACTCGATCACTCTGAGTTTGATACTTTCAAGGATTTCTACAATGGTAATTGGAAGAAGTTTGTAGACTATAATATTGTTGACGTAGAACTTGTTGACCGTTTGGAAGACAAGATGAAACTGATTGAACTCGCAATTACCATGGCATATGATGCTAAGGTAAATTACGCTGATGTGTTCTATCAGGTACGCATGTGGGATAATATCATCTATAATTACCTCAAACGTAAAAACGTTGTGGTCCCTCCGAAGAAAGGAGCAAAGAAAGATGAAAAGTACGCAGGTGCCTACGTCAAGGAACCGATTCCTGGAAAGTATGATTGGGTGGTTAGCTTTGACCTTAACAGTCTTTATCCTCACCTTATCATGCAATATAATATCTCTCCAGAAACCCTACTGGAAGAAAAGCATCCGACAGCCAGCGTTAATCGAATACTTAATGAAGAGATAACATTTGAGATGTATAAGGACAATGCGGTGTGTGCCAATGGTGCCATGTACCGTAAGGATGTTCGTGGGTTCCTGCCAGAATTGATGGAAAGTATCTATAATGAGCGCAAAATCTTCAAGAAGAAGATGCTCATTGCTAAACAAGAATATGAAAAGACTCCAACTAAGGCACTTGAGAAAGAGATTGCTCGATGCAACAATATTCAGATGGCTCGAAAGATCCAGCTCAACTCTGCTTATGGTGCCATCGGTAATCAGTATTTTAGGTACTACAAACTGGACAATGCGGAGGCGATTACGCTTTCTGGTCAAGT